CGGGGCAAGCCGGGAAGGAGGCGCTGCACCTTTGGACCGATTACCTTGACACCGCACAGCAGCTGGGCTGGGACATGGGCGACAGGTCGGTATTCTTCCCGCAGGACATAAAAAGGGCGCATGACGAGGCAGTGAACGTGTTCACACTCCAAAAAGACAAAGAAGACGCCCTGAAAATGAAGAATAAGGACCTGATAATGCACGGATACGCAAGGGAAATAAAAAAGGCGTTCCGCTACAGGAACAGCCGGTTCATGATAAAAGTCCCGGGATGCTATATGGATTTTAAAAGGGAGGGGCATAAACAGCACAACTGCGTGGCGACATACTATGAAAAAGTGCTGGACGGCGGATGTATCATCCTCTTCATCCGGAGAAGGGAGGCGCCGAAAAAGCCGTTCTGCACGGTGGAAATCCGGAATGACGGCGGAAACTTCCGGATTATACAGAACAGGACCGAATACAACCGTGACGCGCCGCGGGAGGCGCAGGAGTTCATGCAGGCGGCAGTCATGGCGGCGCGGAGGATAACGGACGGGATACTGAAGGAAGAAAAAACGCAGGTCCGCATTAAGACGGCGGTATAGGAGGAAAGCATGGGGCAGTTAACACTGGACATTAACGATTACATCGAAATAAAACACAGGATAAAGGAAAAACTAAACGAAACGGTCCATAATTTCATTACGGTCGGCTATTACCTTAAACAGGTAAGGGACAGCGGCGCATTCCGCAGGGACGGATACAGGAGCATGGAGGAATTCGCGCATGCCGAATACGGGCTTTCGGCAGCAGCGGCAAGCCGTTTCATGGACATAAACACGGAATTTTCAAAAAACGGAAACAGCATTGAAATAAAGGAGGCGTACCGCGGCTTTGCATACAGCAAGCTCCAGGAGATGCTCACGGTAACGCCGGAGGACAGGGAGCTGGTAACGGAGCATACGACCGTGCAGCAGATAAGGGAAATCAAGAAGGCGGAAAGGGAAGAAAGGAAGGCGGAAGAGGAAGCTGCGCGGAAGGACCTGCCCCTGCTGCGGACGGAGCCGGCGCACACGGGGGACGTACCGGAGCCCGCGGCGGAAGCGGAGCCGGCAGACCCGTTTGAAAAAATACTGACGGCATTCTGGAGGGAAGGGGAAAACAGGGAGCTCCACGCAAAGGCGGCATCCGGGACGCTTACGCCCGAAATCCTTGCAGAGGAAATCTGCCCTTCCGGCAGCAGGACATACAGGAAGGGCACGGACATGCTGTTCTTTTACGATATTGACGGGGGGATTAAATTAAGGATCTACGCGGGCGGGAGTCCGGTAATCACACGGTATTCATATGCGCAGCTGCTGGAAAGGACGGCGGGGACTGGAGCGGACGCGGATGAACCCGGACAGCAGGAGGCGGAACAGCGGGGGAAGGATGCGGCAGGGCTGCATGCGGAAGAGGCGGTTGCGACGCCGCAAAACGGACCCCGGAAACAAACGGACGAAAGTCCCGGTAAGAGCGTAAATTCAGGAACGGAGCCGGCAGATAACGGAACGGAAACCGTAACAGGCGACAAACACAGAGAGCCTGACGGGGGCAGCAGGAAGGACGGAAACGAATATACGGATGAGGAAATAAAACATGCCATCAACTATTTTGACATCGAATACAGCCGGATGCTCGGGCTGCACCAGGACACCGCAAAACAGCGGAATTATAAAATAGCGCTCGGCTGCATACGCAGATGCCACAAAAACATAGCAGAACAGGCGGACCGTGAGAATTATATGGGGGCGTGACGGGAAATGGGAATTGAAAGAATTGGCGGAGGATATATAAAAATCGCCGTAAGCAAAGAAGACCTGGAGGAAAGCATAAGCGGGCTTAGCCAGCTGAAGCCCATCCTGCAGGCGATAGTTATTAAAAGCAACGGGAATAATAAGCATCAGGCAGCAGTTGACAGCGCACAGATTAAAAAACATTTCGATACCGCAATAGATGCAATGACAATGCTGTTATCCGGATTTGACGTGTACGGAAAAGGAAAGGAGAGGGAAGATGACTGAATGGCAGGTGTTTTGGACGGCGGTAACGCTGCTGGTATCAATTGCGGCTATGGGGGCTGTGGACAGTTAATCAGTTTCAAACAGAACGATAAGAGAATATGCATTAAGTGAGGTACCGCAATGACAGAGAATGAAGCGATTGAAGAATTAAAAATGTTTCCGGTATGGAACATGGACGACCAGTGGTTAAATGCCGATGATATGGAGGAATTAATCCACTTCTGCACACAAGCGATTGAAGAAGTCCAACAGTACCGTGAAATCGGAACGGTTAGGGAATTAAAGGGGTTAAAGGAATGTGTCTTCAGAGGAACGGAGCCTGCATCCATATGCATAGCAATGCAGTATTTGAAGAAGTATGAAGCAGTCGGCACAATAGAGGAATGCAGGGCAGCAGTGGAAAAGCAGGAGGCAAATATGCAAGGTATAACAAGTTTTTTGCGTGAAAGAAAAAGCGAATATCAAAAACGGTACAACAGAGCATACGAACAGGAAAAACAGGCTAGAAAGTTCTTAGAAGACGAGCCCGACAGGGAGGATGTAAAAAGCGATTTGAATCATGTCATCAAATTACAGGACAGATATAATGCCCTGGTAGATTTTATAAATGAATTGCAGGAGTATTATTCCTGACAGGACGAATTAATGATACCAAGGACAGGGAGACAGAAGGGATGCTTTTAAGAACACTAATGCGAATAATATACGGATTTACGGGGATAACGCATACATATTCTGCGGCAGCACACTCGTTACGATTATCCGGGTGCCTGCGAACATAAGGAAGGACATGCAGAAAATGATAAGGAGGGAACCAAACGAATGAAAACAAAAATAATCAGAAAAACAATTATTAATAAAATCGGCTGTTTCGTGGCATGGTGGATACTACACTACTGTAACGACGGACTGGTTATCGTCAGGAAAGGCGGGGCAAGGCAGATAATAAAAGTCTTTGCAGAACCGGCATACCGGAATGTCATAAAACCTGCTATTTACAGAGCTACGGAGGTTATTAAGATTGGGGATGTAGTTACGGATAATGGCTATCATGGAGAAGTTGTTGTCACCTGTATTGATTACAGCTACAACACATTAAGGGGATACTACAGGGCAGACGGCGCAGTGGTAGCAGGATTGAAACTGAAAGATTTCAAAAAAATAGTCGGGCATATTGATGTAAAGATAGAAAATCCGCAGAAACGGAAATAAGTAGCGGAATTCGCCATGAAGAAAAGGCTAAAACAAACAATGAAGGGAAAATTGCAATGCCGAAACAAATCAAAATAAAAATTACATACCGGAACGGAACACGGGAGGAACATTGTATTGACAATTACAAAATAAAAGACGGTTGCCTGTGTACTTATGTACGTTTCGGAACAGAGAGCGGAACTAAACATATCCCATTGGATTTAATTAAAGAATTTATAACGTATTAAACCAAGAAGGAGTTTGATGGATGACAAGGGAGAATGAAGAAAAAAAAGAGTATTTAAAAAAACTTAGGGAAAGTAAAAATGCATTAAAAAGAATTGAAGAGCAATTAAAAGAAGTTGAAAGTGAAACAGTACCCAAAATGAGCAAGATAAACACTGTAGTTCGTGGCAGCAGTATGCGAAAGGATTTATCTGATTATATCTCAAAGAAAGAAGAACTTGTGAATAAAATGACGAAGGCAAAATATGAAAGAGTAGACATATACAATGACGTCTTCCATGCTATTGAAGAAATGAACGATGAAAGAGAACGCACAATACTGACGCTAAGGTATATTAAAGGTCTTAAATGGGAAGAGATTGCGGTACAGTTACATGTAGAGCGGGCACAGGTACATAGAATTCACGCAAAGGCGTTAAAACATTTCAACATACCAAAGACGGAAGTACAAGCAAAAATTGATATTGCAACACGAAAATAAAAGATGATACACAATGATACACTTTTATATGTTAAGATGGTATCATCAGAAGAAAGAGGAAATCAGTTAACGCTGGCTTCCTCTTTTTACGTTGGGGAATGTGTGAATATGGCGAAGGAATGGGCAAAATCTTTTTACAATTCAAAAGCATGGCAGCAGTGCAGGGACAGCTACATCAGCAAGCGGACTGCCATAGACGGTGGCATATGCGAAGTATGCGGCATCAATCAGGGTTCCATAGTCCATCACAAGAAAATCCTGACACAGAACAATATCGGCAATCCGGATGTAACCTTAAAACACGGTAACTTACAGTATGTATGCAAAGACTGCCACGACAAGTTTGAAGGGCACGGCGTAGGCAACAAAAAGATAAAACCTTTGTTCGCTTTTGATAAGGACGGACAGCCCGTGTCGCTGCGGGAGATCGACAATCCCCCCCTGTGACTACAGCGCATTTTTTCGCCGCAAGACCGAGGGCACTCATTGGTTTAACATACGGCTCATCATAAGGGGGGTGTGGTATACGTGATGACAGAGGATGAATTTTTGAAAGAGGAAATCCGCAGGGAGACGGAATATGACAGCATTTCCGGTTATGTGGAAAAACAAAAGAGGATTAAAAGGGAAGTAAACAGACTAAGGAAATTATTCAAGGAAATAGATGAAAATAAAAAGAAACTGGTGCTTGCAACGATAGATGACGTGGCATTCCTGACAGTGACGATGCAGGACCTCCGGGAAAATATTGTAAGGGACGGAACAACCGTCGAATACAAGAACGGCGAAAACCAATACGGCACCAAGCAAAGCCCTGACGCGCAGCTTTACCTTGCGATGTCGCAAAAACAGGCGCAGGCAATGAAGATACTTCTTGACTGTATGCCAAAGTCACAGCCAATACCAAAGAATGATGGATTCAATGATTTTTTAGGAGAACGGAATGGATAGAATCAAATACGCATCCGGTTATAACCCGATACTGGAATACTGGGAGAAAATAGAGCATGGAGAAATACCCGTATGCAGCAAAACGCGCAGATGGTATAAATACCTTGCTTACATGGTAAAACATCCGACACCGAAAATGACGTACAATCCAAAACGGGCAAACCATGTTTTGGAATTTGCGGAAAACTACTGTTGCCTGTCAAAAGGAAAGTGCGCGGGAAAACCCGTGGTTTTGGAGCTTTGGGAAAAAGCCCATTTGGCAGCAGTGTTCGGGTTTGTGGATGATGAGGGAAACAGGACGTGCAGGGAGTCAGTGCTGATAGTCGGAAAAAAGAACGGAAAATCGCTTCTTGCTTCCGTCGTAGGTCTGTACATGCTGGTTGGTGACGGAGAAAACGGTCCCGAGGTGTACAGTGCGGCAACCAAACGTGACCAGGCAAAGATAATATGGCAGGAAAGCGTGCGCATGATCCGGAAATCAAGGTCGCTTGCGAAACGCATAAAATGCAGGGTAGGCGATATATCAAGTGAAAATTTCAATAACGGTGTTTACAAACCGTTGGCAAGCGATTCGGACAGCCTTGACGGAATGAACATACACTGCGCTCTGATGGATGAGATACACCAGTGGAAAAACGGAAGACCGCTGTATGACATCCTCGCGGACGGCGTATCGGCGCGCGACCAGCCGCTTATCTACATAACCTCGACAGCGGGAACAATCAGGGAAGACATATATGACGCCAAGTATGAGGAGGCGGAACACGTCATCAACGGGCTGTTCGACAATAACGGATATAAGGACGTGCACTTTTTCCCGTTCATCTATGAACTTGACGAGCGTAAGGAGTGGACAGATAAATGCAGGTGGATGAAGGCAAACCCCAACCTCGGAGTGTCCAAGAAATGGAATTATCTCGAAGACAAGGTAAACAAGGCGGTGGGAAACCCCGCACTGGTCAAAGACCTTGTATGCAAGGAATTCAACATCAGGGAAACATCAACGGAGGCATGGCTCACGTTTGAACAGCTCAACAATACGGAACGCTTTGACATACTGGAATTACAGCCCCGCTACGGCATCGGCGGATGCGACCTGTCAAGCACGACAGACCTTACGAACGCAACCGTGCTGTTCATGGTACCGGACGACGGCAGGATATACGTGCTGCAGATGTACTGGCTTCCGGAGGATCTGCTGGAACGGCGCGTGCGGGAGGACAAAATCCCGTATGATCTTTGGAAAGAGCAGGGACTGCTGCGGACGTGTCCGGGGAACCGCGTGCATTACAAATACATCACGGAATGGTTTGCGGAGATACAAAACGATTATGACATTTATCTGTACAAATGCGGATATGATTCATGGTCTGCGACTTATTTTGTCGAGGACATGAAAGACACGTTCGGCGCCACAGTTATGGAGCCCGTGATACAGGGCAAAAAGACGCTTTCGGGACCGATGAAGGCGCTCGGGGCTGACCTTGAAAAGAAAAAGGTTATCTATAACAACAATCCGATTTTGAAATGGTGTCTCGGGAACACGTCAATCGACATTGACAAAAACGACAATATACAGCCGTGCAAGGGAAACATCGGCACAAGGCGCATTGACGGGCTTGCAGGGCTGCTGGACGCGTATGTCGTACTGGAGAATAACTTGGAGGAATATCAGTCAATCATATAATGCCGTTTATAATGATAATATTTTTCCAAAATGTGCTTCCAAAATGTGACAAATTTAATCGACAAGATTTTTCTTTCATGGTAAAATGTGAATATCTATAGGAGGTATTCATATGAAAGAAGTAAATATTAAGGTTGTAATAGGCGTTTTGGCGTGTATATTTGCAGTGTTTGTCATTTGGTTTATTGTCAATAGTAATTCTGTTGAAAGCAAGTATGGTATGGAAGCAGTTGAAGATGCAAAAAGTGCGATTTTTACAGCAGACCAGTATCTTGATGGAAAACGTGAGAAGCGGGAGTACCAAAATCAATTAAAGCGCTATAGTAAGGATAATGTTGAAATTGGCGATAAAACATATGACATATATCATGCTATAGAGTTTATGACATTAATGAGTAGTGATGCTGATATATTGAAATATAGAAATGAATTAGCCGACTTGGTTGGTGAAAAGAAAAGATAAAACATAATTGAATATTGAGAAAAAGCATTGAGTGCGTGAGTGTGCTCAATGTTTTTTTATAAAAATGTATTGACTTTTTGTGCCACATATATTATTGTTTAATTGTGCCACAGAAAGTAGGTGAGGAAAAATGTCGCCACGCACAGGCAGACCCAAAGCCGAAAGACCCAAGACAATAGAAGTTAAAGCAAGAATTGATGAGGAAACAAACAAAAAACTTATTAATTACTGCAAGCAAAATAATACAAGCCGAACGGAAGTTGTCAGAAAAGGGATAAATTTGGTTTTAGAAGAAACAAAAAAAGAGTAATCGTTCCACCAACCAAAGCGATACGATTACTCTTGCATAACAGGAAAGAAGTTTTCCTGCGTAAATATTGTAACACGCATGAAAGCTTCTTTCAACAACATTTTTGAAAGGAGTTTTTATTATGCAGAAAATCGAACAAACATTAAGTTCTCTTGAAGTTGCTGAAATGGTAAGAAAAAATCATAAAAATTTGTTGAGAGATATTCATAGATACATCAATCAAATAAACGAAACGAACGAAAAATATGAAGACGAGCGCAAGATTGAGCCCGTTGATTTCTTTATGGAAAGCACCTATAAAGACGATAAAGGCGAAAATCGTCCCTGTTACCGCATCACCAGGAAAGGCTGCGAGTTTATCGCCAACAAGCTGACAGGGCAGAAGGGTACGGAGTTCACCGCTCGCTACGTCAATCGTTTCCACGAGATGGAAAATAAGCTTAGCGAAATTGCAAAGCCAGGAGTTTCAACAGAGCAGATGGAAAAGCTGCTAGGTTTTATGGAAAAACAGCAGCAGTTTATGAAGGATCAGGAAAAATTCAATCAGATGGTTATCAAGAAGCTGGAAAGCCCAAAACGTATTCAGGCGCATCAGGACGAAAACCCGAACTATATGACAGCAGCCTATAAGGAACAAATAATAGTTCTGTTGGATACGGTAGATAATAATGATTTGCTGTTCTTTAAACAGATATACACTATAATAAAAGCACATTTGAGGAGATTGGGAAAAATCGGCAGATATGCAAATTGACTCAAACAGGGTGAAAACGGAGTAAATAGATAAAGCGATTGCACCAGTGCAGTCGCTTTGAACTGCCTGTTGCCTGATTGTCCGTGGGCAGCAGTTGAAAAAAATAAAAGATGATACACAATGATACACTTTTATGTGCTAATATAGTATCATCAAAAGAAAGAGGAAATCAGTTGACGCTGACTTCCTCTTTTTGCGTAGGAGGTAAAACATGGGATTTTTAGGAAAAATGAAGCTGTTCAGGAAGCGGGAGCCTACGGGGGACGATGACCGTATGGACAAGAACATCATGCAGATGGTGACGACGTACGGGGAAAGCTTCTATTCATGGAACGGAAAGTTATACGAAAATGACATCGTAAGAGCCTGCCTAAGACCGAAGGTCAAGGCAGCAGGAAAGCTTGTCGGCAAGCATGTGCGGCAGGACGCATCAGGACTGACGGTCAATCCGGACGCAAACATAAGGTTCCTGCTTTCGGAGCCGAACCCGCTTATGACGGGGCAGCAGTTTCAGGAAAAGATCGTGACGCAGCTTTGTTTAAACAACAATGCATTTATCCTGATTGTGCGTGATGAGAATGGGAAACCCCTGCAGCTTTATCCGATCCCCTGCGTGTTATGCGAAACGGAGTATGTAAACGATGAATTGTACCTGAAATTCACGTACAGGAACGGAAAGAGCCAAAAATTCCCGTACCGCGAAATCATTCATCTGCGGCAGGATTTCAACGAAAACGACGTATTCGGGGAAAGTCCCGCGAAAGCGCTGTTTCAGATGATGGAAGTTATCGGGACAATAGATCAGGGCATCATCAAGGCAATAAAAAACAGCGGGATGGTACGGTGGCTGCTGAAATTCACGTCGTCGCTGCGTCCGGAGGACATTAAGGAAAACGTAAAGAAGTTTGTTGATAATTATCTAAGCATTGAAAGTGACACATGGGGCGCGGCAGGAGTGGACGCAAAGGCGGACGCGGTACGGATTGAGCCGAAGGACTATGTCCCGAATGCACTGCAGACAAAGGAAACAATCAACCGGATTTATTCGTTTTTCGGCACGAACGAAAGCATTGTCCAGTCAAAATGGACGGAGGACGAATGGAATGCATACTATGAGTCGGAGATCGAACCGCTTGCAATCCAGTTCGGGGAAACCTACACCGTAAAGCTGTTCAGCAGGCGTGAACGCGGGTGGAATAATAAAATCATCTTCGAGGCGAGCAACCTTCACTGCGCAAGCCTGTCAACGAAACTGGCTTTCGTGCAGATGGTTGACCGTGGCGCGATGCTGCCAAACGAGTGGCGTCAGACTATGAACATGGCACCGATCGAGGGAGGGGACCAGCCAATACGCCGCCTTGACACGCAGGTCGTGGACATGGTCAGGGAGGTACTAAACAAAATGAATGCGGAAAATTGCGCGGTAATGGCAGAGCTTGCAATAAAACTGCTGGATACCGCGGGAAAGGAAACGGATGAAACACAGAATCAACATCAGGGGCGTAATGATCCCGAACAGTTACAAATGGTACTATGACTTTTTCGGCGAAGACAGTACATGCCCGAAAGACGTGCAAAGCATACTTGATGCGGTCAGACAGGGCGACGAGGTGGAAGTATACATTAATTCGCCGGGTGGCGTGATTGACGTGGGTTCTGAAATCTATACGCTGCTGAAAGCACAGAAGGATAACATCAAAATCTACATAACGGGCGAGGCGTGCAGCGCCGCTTCCATAGCCGCAATGGCAGGCTACTGCGAAATGTCACCGACCGCGCTCATGATGGTGCACTGCGTATCAAGCGGAGTCAACGGTAACCATAAGGCGATGGAACACATGGGCGAGGTGTTAAGGACGGCGGATAAGGCACTCTGCACGGCATACATGGACAAGGCGGGAATGAGTGAGGCAGACGCGCTCGAGATGATGGAGCGTGAAACGTGGCTGACAGCGCAGCAGGCAAAGGAAAAAGGACTGATAGACAAAATCATGTTCGATGAGCAGGAAGCGGATACGGTACAGATGGTAAACGGGCTTTCTTTCCGACTGCCAACGCAGGAGCAGATGGAAAAAGTCAAAAACCTGCTGAATGACATTCCTTCCGAAAGCAGTGACAGGAAGGAGATGCTTATGACGCAGACAAAGTTCAATTATTTAAAAATGAGAGGAGAACAGCGATGAACAGAAAACAGTACGAGGCAATGAGGAAAAAGCTCATGGACGAAGCACAAGCGCTTATCAATGAGGGAAAGGCAGATGAGGCGCAGGCGAAAATGGACGAGGTCACCGCGCTTGACGCAAGGTGGGACGCGATTGCGCAGGCAGAGGCAAACTTTAATGCCCTGAACAAAGAGCCGGAATTTGCAACAGCAGCCATTCCCGTGAATGATAAAACGGGCGGGGAACCCGAAAAGGAAAACGTACTTGACGCATGGGCATCCGAAGACTATCTGAAAGCGTGGGCAAATACAATACAGGATAAGCCGCTCAGCGCCGAGGAAACGAGAGTGTACCAGTTTGTCAACGAGGCGTATACACATACGACCAAAAACACGGGAGCGGTAATCCCGAAGTCGGTTGCCTCAAAAATATGGGAACTTGCGGGGGAAATGTACCCTTATTTCCAGGACGTGCAGAAAACCTATGTAAACGGCATTTTATCCATCGTACAGGAAGATGCAAGTTCGGATGCCGCATGGTATGAAGAAGAAACAAAGACGGAAGACGGAGAGGAAACATTCAAGGAGTTTACACTGTCCGGATGCGAACTGTCAAGGGCAATTACCGTAAGCTGGAAACTCAAGGAAATGGCGATGGACGATTTCATCCCTTATATCCAGCGGAAGATGGCGAAGAAAATGGGAGCGGCAGCAGGATACGGGGCAACGCATGGAAAAGGGGCGGAGAACAAGAAAAAACCGGAACCGACAGGCGTTGTGACGGCGCTGACGAAAGAAGAAGGTACGCCGCAGGTAATTGAATACGACAAAGTGCCTACATTTGCAAACATCACGGCGGCAAGGGCATTAATTAAGAGCGGATACAGCGCAGGATTAAGGATTTACGCCAATTCATCCACGATTTGGAACAAAATCGCAAACATCGTGGATGCAAATAAGCGCCCGATTTTTATGCAGGATCCCACGAGCGGCGGCTACAGGGTTCTCGGTATGGAAGTAAAGGAAGATGACTCCATGGGAGAAGGTGAAATTCTTATCTCAAATGCTTTTGCCGGTTACCATGCAAATATCAATAAGGAAATGACAATGCTGCCGGAAGATCATATCAAGGATCGAAAAACGGATTACTGCGGATATGCAATTATGGATGGAAACATTCTTACAAATAAGGCGCACGCTTTACTGAAACCGAAAAGTCAGACGGATACTGGCGCAGGAAATGTGTAGGAACATAGAATGCTGATAAAAAACAGTAAATAACAGGAGGATGCCATTATGGAACTGCTTGAACAGGTAAAAAAATCACAGAGGATTTCACACGACGCGCTTGACGACGTCCTACTGTCAGATATTGAAGCTGCAGCAGGCGAACTTTCAAGGGCAGGCGTATATCCTTACACGGCGGAAGGGAGCATCATTGAAAACCCGCTGATATGCAAGGCTATAGAATTGTACGTGAAGGGCATGGAGGATTTCGAGGAGAAAGGCAGCACATACATGGCGTCCTTTGAAAAACTGCGGGACGCGATGGCGCTGAGTGGTGAGTACATTGCGCAACGAATTAATTACACTGATAACGACAAAAAAGACGCGTAACGGCAGGGGATTTGAAGAAACCGAAGAAACGGTCAGAAAAGGAATTTTTGCTGAAGTACGCTCCGCAGGAGTCATAGAAAAGTACGAGGCTCAAAGGGCGGGCATTGACGTATCAGCGATATTCAGGGTTGATACGGATTCGTATAAATCAATGCTGCTTGACGGAAAACGTCCTGATAAAGTGGAGCACGACGGAGAGGAGTACAGAATCCATGACGTGCGTAGGAAAGGCTCTTACAAAAAAACCGAAATTGTATGCAAGAGGTAGCTTATGGCTAAATTTGAGATATTTGACGGGAGGACGGACTTGGATGAGTTGTTTGACATCGATTTTGGTGAAATGGCTGAGGAAGCGTTATTGGAAGCAACTCCGATACTGGAAAAATCAATGAAAAAAGCAATTCAGGCATCAATACAGCACGAAGGAGATTCAGAGCTGGTAAAATCCATAAAGCCGAACAAGCCCAAAAGGGCAAAAAACGGTGCATACATCGTGAACGTGACACCGAGGGGATATTCCAAAATAAAAAGATACAACGCAAAAAAAGGAAAAAGGAAGTATCCCGTAAGCAACGCGCTGAAAGCAATATGGAAGGAATACGGGATAGCCGGAAGGCAGCCGCCAAGTCCGTTCCTTGCAAAAGCGACGAACGACGCTAAAAATGATGTGCT